ATGCCCTCGTGTCGTGCTAGAAGCGTGGTATCTAGGTTTGCAAGTGATCACAAATGACAATCAAGGCGCAACGTGGTGGATAGACAACGAACCATCAGCACTATTTGAAAACCGTTTCTGGTATTTAATAGAGCAATTTGTGGGGTTAGATACATGAACACAAACTTTTATCAGAACGTGGTACAAGGACGTACACACTCACACTGGATACATCTTGGCAAGCTAGCAAGGACGCTTGTGAAGCGTACATCGACAACAACGCAAGTGATTGGTATGTAGACTGATGGCAAGAACAGGGATGGCGGATATTATCGCCGAAATAAGACAATTGTGCGACTTAAGCGAAAACGATTACACCGTTAACAGTGTGTCGTACTGGACTGATGACCAGATACAGGGTATGGCTGATAGGTATCGCAATCCTATACGGGGGTTGCTGCTAAAGCCTGTACCACAATACTTAAGTGGCATTTACCAATACACAGACTACATCATACCGATTGGATTATCTTTGCGTATAGAAGGCGATAGCGCATTCAGGTTATATGATATAAACGGCAACGATATAAACAGTGGGTTCACTGTTTCATATACGCAAAAAGTTGTGACGTTCAGTTCAGACACAAGCGGTTCGCCTTATTACGTAGACATTAATGTTTACGATATATACGCTATCGTAGCCGAAATTTGGGAACAAAAGGCAACACATTATGCTGGTATGAGCGACTGGTCTAGTGATAACCACAACGTCAAAGCAAGCCAACTGTTTGATCACGCCATCAAACGTGCTGTTCATTTTCGGAGTCTGATGGGTTTCAAGGTTGCGAGGTTGGTACGCAATGACACTTTTGAGTGACAAACAACTAGGTTACATGCGAGAACAAGTGTTGTCGATGTTACCTGAAACAGCTGCTATTCAAGCTCCCACGATAGTGTCTGATGCTGGTGGTGGTTGGTTGGAAACATGGACAACAAAAGCTACTTACCCTTGCCGTCTAGACCCTGTGCGTTCCACGCAACGTGAAGTAGAAGTGGTTGGTAATGAACCCGTGCCACAGTCGTTGTACAACTTAACACTACCGTACAATGCTGATCTAGACGAAAACGACACAATCGTTATCGATAGCGTACGCTACAGGGTAGTGCGTTCAAATGTAAACCACAATTGGCGCGTTAGTAGACGCGCGTTAGTGAGTGTGCTCAATGAAGATAGTCCTTGATACAAGGAAATTAGAGAGGATTATGAAAAGCCTAGACAGTGACGTGCGGAACTTTGTGCTTGATGTTGCACATCATTGCGAGTCTTACATTAAGGATAACTTCAGCACTGAATCACCAAGCGCGCCGCATGAACCACCAGCAGTGGATACTGGATACCTTAAATCAAGTATTGTCACAAGTCTGAAAAACACCAAGACGGCAATTTTGCGTGTTGGGGCTGAATACGGTATTTACCTTGAATATGGCACGGAGAAAATGCAACCACGTCCTTTCGTCTTACCAGCTATTGAAGCGACAGCGAGACAAATTGAAAAACTGGACGTAGTGAAAGAGATTGTAGAAGAGTGACCACGCTAATCGATACAGATGTTATTATTTACAGCACGCTCGTGAATGCAATAAATGTGACCAATATCGTAGACAATCGCATCTACAATAGATTTGTACCAACGGGCACGGTGAAACCTTACGTGGTGTTCTACCTAGCAAGTGGCTTCACCAACTCCAACACGCCTGTCCATGACATAGACTGCGTCTACCGCATAGAAGCAGTCGCTGATTCTCGTTCACAAGCGTTTGATTTGCATCAAGCAATTTACGAAACATTACATATGCAAACAGTAAGCGGACTGACGGGATATAGCAACTATTGGTTATCAGCATCTACTGTTGCTGATTTAGTAGACTACAATGGCGGGCAATTGGTATGGCGTAAAATACAAGACTATCGTTTACGTTTATCAACACAATAATAGAAAGTGAAGGCATTCAAAAATGGCAAAATATACTGGTAAAGATTTATATGTCGCTTGGATTCATTCAGGTGGTACGGAAATTCTCGCAAATGGCACTTCAGGTGCAGGTTTCAAAAGTCTTTCTGTGAGTATGTCCATCGACTTAGCTGATGCGACAGCAGGTAACAACACAGTCCGTGAACACTTAGCGACTATCCAAGACTTCACAATTGAGTACAGCGCTGTAGACGAAACGACAACGACAATAGTACAAGCGTTAGAGCCCGGAACACGTGGAACACTCATTGTTGGGCCGCGCGGCAACAGTACGGGTTCACCAAAACTTGAAGTCGTTGCGATTACGGAGTCCTATGACGTTGAATACCCGTTTGACAATGTCGTCGAGTATTCAGTGTCTTGGCGTAGTGCAGGCACGATTACATCTTCACCGTTTAATGGTGATACGTTCTAGGTGATGAGGGGATAGCGAAAATGAATATCAAAGTGAACACTGAAAACATCAAAAATGTGCGTCCCGTGATTGAGTGGCAAAAAGCTGCAACGGACGGAGACTTGGTCACACTTGTGAGAATCGCTGCATCAGTCATCGAAAATTGGGACTTGGAAAGTGATCCAAAAGTTGAAGACAGCTTTTACGACTTAACACCAGAGCAATTTGCTGAAGTGTTGAAAAAGGTTGGTGAACAACTAGCGGGGCTTTTTCGCTAAGCGTCGAGAAGCATACGAAAAGGCTTATTACTATGGGGCACGTTACAGTGCCCCTTTGGATGCCCTGAATCTTGAAAAGATTTGGGGTGTCAGTGTTGATGAAGACACTACAGCACGCATCAACAAGCGTATGGTGCAAATTCGATTATGTAGAGAGTTTGGATGGACGCTTGAATACGTTGATAGCCTAGATGAACTGGTGTTGGCAGAGATACTAGGTGTTTTGGACGGTGAACAAAGACTACTAGAAAAGCAATACAGAAAGTAATGTGTTATGGCAACAACCGTTGGAACGTTGCAAGCGGTTTTTACTGCAGACACAAGCGATTTTAATCGTGGTTTAACCAGTGTCAACAATTCACTTAAAGACTTCAGCAAAAATCTAGGCAATAGAATAAGCGTTATTGGCAATGGTTTTACGTCTTTGGGCGCAAGTATCGCTGGTATAACTGCACCTGTTGCGGGAGCTTTTCTTTACAGTGCAAAAGCTGCAATAGAGTTTGAAGATGCTTTCGCTGATGTTGTAAAGACAGTGAATGCTTCTGACGAGGTGCTGACAGACATACGTGCTCAGATACGGGCTATGGCCACAGAAAAGAGCAATCCATTAGCAGGTTTAGAGAACGCGCATGTAACGCTTGCGAAACTATTTTCTGTTGGCGCTCAGTTAGGTATACCTACCGAAAACCTAGCAGAATTTGTGCAAGTGACTGGTGAATTAAGTATTGCGACAGACTTAGCTGCAGAAGAAGCTGCTGTTTTTATTGCCCGTATCGCAAACCTAACGAATTTGCCTGTTGACCAATACCGAAATTTCGGTAGCACGTTAGTAGCGCTTGGTAACAATCTAGCGACTACTGAATCTGAAATATTGAGCATGGCGAACCGTATATCTTCTGCAGGCTCACTGGTAGGATTTGGTGTAGACCAGATACTTGGTTATTCTGCAGCGCTATCGTCATTAGGCATCAGTGCAGAGTTGGGTGGTACAAACTTCAGCAAGCTGTTATTGGATATAAACAAGTTTGTAAGTGAAGGTGGCACAAAACTCAATATTATCGCTGAAGTAGCGGATATGACTTCTGAACAATTCAAAAAAGCGTGGGGCGAAAACGCTTCTATGGCGCTGTTGTCGTTCTTGAAGGGTTTAGGGCAGTTAGGTTCAGAAGAGCAATTGAAAGTCCTAGACCAACTAGGCTTCAAGGGCATGGAAATAACGCGCATCATTCTCGGTCTAGCAAACAATACAGACTTGTTGAAAAAGTCTTTGTCATTAAGCGCAAAAAGTTGGATTGAGAACACGGCTTTGTATGAAGAGGCTAAGAAACGTTTACAAACGACCGCTTCACAGATTAACGTGCTCAAAAACCGTGTCAAGGACTTGGCGATTGAAGTAGGGGATGCCTTGTTACCAACAATCCGACAACTGCTGGACACTATTCAACCTGTTATCAAAGACATTATCGCTTGGGTGCGTGAAAATCCTAAGCTAGTGAAACAAATCGCAATGGTTACTGCAGGTTTTGCGTTGTTTGCTGCCGTACTCATACCATTGGGGCTCACATTGCAATCTATTGGTACGATTGTCACAGTCGTGGGGAGTGCTTTAAGTCTTCTTATATCGCCAATTGGGCTTGTGATAGCAGGTTTAGTAGCACTTGGTGTAGCGTACAAGACAAACTTTATGGGATTTGGTGATGCAGTGGATGATTTAGTTGCGCGCATCAAGTCCGTTCTACCGAGTGTGGTGCAATTTATCACAGAACTTGTCGGGCTCTTATCGAAAGGTGACTTAGAAGGTGCTTTCAATATGCTGAAAGAGCCTTTCGTCAAATTAGCAGCGAGTATTGCACCTTCACTGCTTCAAGGTTTAAGTAACCTGCAAAATTTTGTGCTAAACAACATCATTGCACCGTTGGCAGCTGAAGCATTGCTTTATGTATCTTCTGGACAACTTTTTGACAACCTGAAGACGTTAGGTAGTGCGTTATTATCAGCAGTAGAGTTTGGCTTGATGCTATACGTGGATTATTGGACGTTTGTGTTCAAGAAAATCATCAAACCTTTAGCTGATCAGGTGGCTAACTACATTACAAGTGGTCAACTTTTCGACAACCTGAAGACACTTGGTAGCGCGCTACTGACGGCTATAGAGTTCGGTATTTCCGTGTATGTAGACTATTGGACATTTATATTTAAGAAAATCATCAAGCCGTTAGCGGAACAAGTGGCTAGTTTCGTAGGTATAGGCACACTGTGGGACAACTTGAAACAACTTGGGCTTTCCATGTTAACAGCAATCACTAACGGCATTCTCGATAGCGCAGGATACTTCACGTTTATCTACGACAACTTCATCAGGCCGTTTGCAGATCAACTGATGCTCTACATCAGCACTGGTGACCTTTGGGGCGCGCTCGTCTACTTGGGACAAACGATGCTACAAGGTATCAAGAATGGTATAACAGGGTATGTCGGGTTCACCACGTTTGTTTACGACACAATTATTACACCACTAACAGAACAATTATCCAGCGCGGTGTCAAATGTGAGAACCACTGCAGAGCTTATTGGTGAAGCGATGATGGAGGGTATCGGTGTTGGTGTTCGCAACCTCATAGGCTCATTAGAAGGCATTATTAAAGGTGCAATTAACGACATTGTACCGTCAGAGATCAGTCTGAGCGGTAGTTTCTTAGGACACGAAATAAATGCAGGAACTGTAACGTTACCTAAGCCGTTTCCGGGTTACAGAACAGGTACGTCTTTTACGGGTTTCGGTGGTTTTAGTGAATTAGCAGGTTACGTGCATAAAGGTGAAGCTGTAGTGCCACACAACGGGATGCGCGTGTATCCTTCTCCGAGCGGTCTACGCTTAGTCGGTGCAGCACCAAATGGTGGCACGACAATTGTCATCAACGGAGACGTGAATCTACCT